TGACATGTTCTATAAATGTCATAATTGTGGTCATGGTACAAACATGGCAAACTTTATAAAAGATAAAGACCAAAAATTATATACTGAATACTGTTTAGAAAAATTTAAGAAACCACCTAAGAAACAAGAAGTAGATTTTAAACCTAAATTTGACAAAGTAATTGTATCACCAGATATAGGTACAAAGATTTCAGAACTAGATGATAAACATCCTGCTAAGAAATTTGTATTAGATAGAAAGATACCTGAAAGTAAATTAGACTTATTATATTTTTGTGATAAGTTTATGACACTAGTTAATAAAGTTAAACCAGGTACATTCAAAAATACTAATAAAGATTATCCTAGATTGATTATACCTTTCTATGATGAATCAGGTAGATTATTTGCATTTCAAGGTCGTGCTTTTGGTCAAGAACAACCTAAATATATCACTATTAAGTTAGATGAAAGTAAACAAAAAGTCTATGGTCTTGAAAGAGTAAACTTTTTAAAACCAATTTCTATAGTAGAAGGTCCTCTAGATAGTCTGTTTTTAGACAACTGTTTGGCGGCCGCTGGTGCAGACTTAAAAAATATAAAAAAATCTCTACCTGAAGAGCAAATAACTTATATATATGATAACGAACCGAGAAATCGGGAAATCATCAAACAAATGTATAGTGTAATCAACAAAGGTTACAGTATAGTTATTTGGCCTGATGACTTAAAAGAAAAAGATATTAATGATATGATTCTCTCAGACTTGACTTCTGAGCAGATATCTGATATCATAATCAACAATACATTTAACGGTTTAGCTGCAACGGCTAAACTTGATTTTTATAAGAGAGTGCTAATATGACAGAACATAATATATATGTAATCAAGAGAAATGGGCGTGGTAAAGTTCCTCTTGATATTGAAAAAATACATGAGATGGTTGAACATGCATGTGAAGACATAACCGGAGTATCGGCTTCAGAAGTAGAGATGAATAGTGGTTTACAATTCCACGATGGCATATCAACACAACAGATTCAACAAATACTAATTAAGTCAGCCGCAGATTTAATATCATTAGAAAAACCAAACTATCAATATGTGGCAGCTCGATTACTTTTATTTGGTCTAAGAAAATCATTAAACAGAAAACTTTGGGACCACCCACACATACATGTACAAGTAGAAAAGGGTGTCAAGTTAGGTGTCTATGATAAAGATTTATTAAAGTGGTATGATAAAAGAGATTGGGATAGAATGGAACAATGGATTGTGCATGAAAGAGATTATGAATTTACATATGCAGGTCTAAGACAAGTCATGGATAAGTATCTGGTGCAAGATAGAAGTACAGGAGAGATATATGAAACGCCACAGTTTATGTATATGTTAATCGCCGCTACAGTATTTCACAAATATCCAAAAGACACGAGACTTACATACATCAAAAAATATTATCGTGCAATTAGTAAACATCTAATTAATATTCCTACACCAGTTATGGCAGGTGTAAGAACACCACTTAAACAATATGCTTCATGTGTATTAGTAGATAGTGATGATACATTACCATCTATATTTTCTTCAGACATGGCGATAGGTAGATATGTTGCTCAAAGAGCAGGTATAGGTATCAATGCAGGTCGTATTAGAGGTATCAATTCTAGAATTAGGGGTGGTGAAGTACAACATACTGGTGTTATTCCTTTCTTGAAAAAGTTTGAGGCAACTGTAAAATGTTGTACACAAAATGGTGTAAGAGGTGGAAGTGCAACAGTACATTTTCCAATATGGCACCAAGAAATACAAGACATATTAGTTTTAAAAAATAATAAAGGTAGTGATGATAACAGAGTTAGAAAACTAGACTACTCAATACAATTATCAAAACTATTCTATGAAAGATTTATTAAGAATGAAGACATAACATTATTCTCACCACATGAAGTACCTGAACTATATGAAAATTGGGGTACAGATAAATTTGATGAATTATATGTGGCTGCAGAAAGAAAAACTTCAGTACATAAAGAGAAGATAAATGCACAAGAATTGTTTATGTCCATGTTAAAAGAAAGGGCAGAAACAGGTCGTATCTATATTATGAATATTGACCATTGCAATACTCACTCATCATTTAAAGATTTAATCAGAATGTCAAACTTATGTCAAGAGATTACATTGCCCACAGACCCACTACAACACATTGATGGTGAGGGGGAAATCGCTCTATGTATACTAAGTGCTATCAATGTAGGTAAACTAGTCTATTTTGATGACCTAGACACTCTATGCGACTTGTCTGTGCGAGCTTTAGATGAGATAATCGACCATCAAGGATACCCTGTAAAGGCAGCTGAAGTCAGTACAAAATCTAGAAGAAGTCTAGGTATTGGGTATATAGGACTTGCACATTATTTGGCAAAAACAGGATACAAATATGATGAACAAGGGGCATGGGATGCCGTAGATGAATTAACAGAACACTTTCAATATTATCTATTGAAAGCAAGTAATACACTTGCAAAAGAAAAAGGTAAATGTGAATACTTTGATAGAACAAAATATTCTGATGGCGTCTTACCTATTGATACTTACAAGAAAGAGGTAGATGAGATTATAAATCGTAAACTATCTTGTGATTGGGAATCATTAAGGAAAGATATAACTGAGCATGGTCTCCGACATAGCACTCTATCAGCTCAAATGCCATCAGAATCCTCTAGTGTGGTATCTAATGCAACTAACGGCATTGAACCACCTAGAGACTTTTTATCTGTTAAGAAGTCTAAACAAGGACCTCTTAAACAAGTAGTGCCACAATACTTATCGTTGAAAAGTAAATACACTTTACTATGGGGCATGGGTGGAAACACCGGATATATAAATATCGTTGCAGTAATGCAGAAGTACTTTGACCAGGCAATATCAGGCAACTGGTCATACAATCCAGAAGACTATGAGGAGAATCAAGTACCATTATCAGTAATGGCACAAGACCTTTTGACTACTTATAAATTGGGTTGGAAAACTTCTTACTATCAAAATACATATGATGGTAAAACAGATGAAGATGATAAACCTGATGTATTAGAGGATGATTCAACATACAAGGAAGAAGAACTAACAGAAGAAGAGGAGTGTGAATCATGCACAATATGAAAAGTGTTTTTAACAAAGAAAAAGGATTAGACTTTACTAAACAACCAATGTTCTTTGGTAAAGATTTAGCAGTACAAAGATATGATACATTTAAGTATCCTATATTTGATAAACTTACACAACAACAATTAGGTTTCTTCTGGAGACCTGAAGAAGTATCTTTACAAAAAGATAGAAATGATTATCAAAATCTAAGAGAAGAACATAAGTTTATATTTACATCTAATTTAAAATATCAAACAATGTTAGATAGTGTACAAGGTCGAGGACCAGCACTTGCATTTTTACCTTTCTGTAGTTTACCTGAATTAGAATCATGTCTAATCACATGGGATTTTATGGAGACAATACACTCTAGGTCATACACATATATTATAAAGAACTTATATCCTAATCCTAATGAAGTGTTTGATACTATAATAGAAGATGAAAAGATAGAACAAAGAGCAAAGTCAGTTACACAAGCATATGATGACTTGATTGAAATAGGTTATAAAAAAATCATGGGTCAAGATATAAATGAATATGAACTTAAAAAGAAATTATGGCTTGCATTATGTACAGTAAATATTTTAGAAGGTCTTAGATTCTATGTATCATTTGCTTGCTCATTTGGATTTGGCGAATTAAAATTACTAGAGGGTAGTGCTAAGATTATATCATTTATTGCAAGAGATGAATCACAACATCTAGCAATATCTCAAAAAATAATAAACAACTATCGTGAACATGAACAAGACAAAGTTATGTTACAAGTAATTAAAGATACTGAACAACAAGTTTATGATATGTATGATAGTGCAGTACAAGAAGAAAAGAATTGGGCAACATACTTATTAACAAAAGGTTCTATGATAGGATTGTCTGAAAAACTTTTACATAGATTTATAGAACACATGGCAAACAGAAGAATGAGAACTATAGGTTTAGAACCTAAGTATGACCAAAAAACTAATCCACTACCATGGATAAGTCATTGGTTAAATTCTAAGTCATTACAAAATGCACCACAAGAAACAGAAATTGAAAGTTATGTTATTGGTGGTATTAAACAAGATGTAGAGAAGGATACATTTAGTAACTTTAAATTATGATTGAATATCAATACCTGAATATAGAATGTGATAATTGCGATACGCCGTATGAAGTAAGGTGGGATGCCGAACATCCATCAGCACCTTTAACTTGTCCATTCTGTGGACATGAACTAGAAGATGAGGCATTTATAGATGAAGAAGATAAAAGCGATTGGGATTGATTACAGTTTAAATTCGCCAGCAATTTGTATTGCAACCGGCGACTTATCATTTGAAAACTGTAAATTTTATTATGTATCTTCTAAGAAAAAATATATTGGTAATTTTGGTAAAAATATAATAGGTAGTGAATACAAAGAATGGACCGACCCTATTGTTAGATTTAATAATCTTGCTAATTGGGCAATAAAATCAATAAGAAGTTATGGTGATATGAATTTATTTGATGGTACACAAACTGTACACATAGAAGGATATTCTTATGGTAGTAAAGGTCAGGCAATATTTCAAATAGCAGAAAACTGTGGCATATTAAAACATAGTTTACTTGCAAAAAAATTAAAATATGAAACTGTAGTACCTAGTATTGTTAAAAAGTTTGCAACAGACAAAGGCAATGCAAATAAAGAATTGATGTATGAACAATTTTGTAAAGATACTAAAACAGATTTGATGAAAACATTTG